CCCCAACGAAATGGCAAAAACAATAGATATAAATTTAGTTATCAAAACGGCGGGTTCTGAAAAAACAATAGAGCAGGCTAATCAAAATTTAACTGATTTAAAAAACACACTAAAAACTATTGATAGTGAAGGTAAAACCGCTTTTGGTAAAGACCTACAAAATGCTATCCAACAGACAACCAATAATATTGATAGTTTGACTGACGCAGTCCAAACAGGTGGGGTTAAAATAGAAGATACGTTTAAAGGGGGTAAAGAAACAGTAGAGGAGTTTTCAAAGACCGGTATTAGAGGGTTAGGTGCTTTAAAAAAGGAACTAGCAAAATTAAACGACGAATTAGAAACACTACCCGAAGGTTCAGATAAGTTTAAAGAATTAACAAGAGAAGTTAAGAAAACAGAAGCGGCTATTATTAGGTCTGAATCTGCCTTAGGTGATGCTGGTGATAAATTAAAGACATTAAGTGGGTCAGGTGTAGAAAGAATACGAGCATCTTTTGATTTAGTTAAAGAGGGTATATTAAATTTAGATTTTGGTAAAGTTAAAACGGGTGTTCAGGGTGCTAGTACCGCATTCGGGGGATTAAAAACCGCAATTGCTGCTACTGGTATTGGACTATTAATATTATTAATAACCCAAATAATAGCAAATTTTGATAAATTAAAGGAGTCAGGTGGAGCAGTAGGTGCGGTATTTACCGCAATTGGTAAGGTAGTTACTTTTTTAACACAGGGTGCTAAGGACTTATTAGACACATTAGGATTAACTGATTCAAAAGCATCAGAAGCAAAAGAGGCGGAGAAGGAATATGGTAACGCAATTAGAGAAACTAATAACGCAGTAGGTAAGGCAAGACGAGACCAATTAGTATTATCGGGTAAATTGTCCCAAGCGGAAGCAGATAGGGTTACGGCTAAGGAAAAGTTCATTACGGACTTTATTGCTATTCAAGAGGATATACGAACTAAACTAAAAGAAGCGAGTAGTCAAGCATCAAAAGATAAAATATTAGAATTGGGGAGAGCCCAAACCGCTAAATTATCTGAGGAGTATAAATTAGATTTAATTAATATTAGAAAATCGGAAAAAGAAAAAGCGGATGAAATTAAAAAAACAAACGCTGAAACCTCAAAAGAGTTATCAGATAATGCTGCTGAAAAAAGACAAGAAAGATTAGATAAAGAAAAAGAAAATTTAGATGCGTTTAATCAATTAGTATTAGATAAATTCAACGAGAGTTTATCAGAAGAAGAGAAAATTTTGTCTAAACAAAATGAAGAAAGAAGAACGGCATCATTAGCGTTTGATGCTCTAACTGATAAACAAAAATTAGCACAACGAGAAAATTTTAATAACCAATTAAAGGAGATTGACTTACAAGCGGATGCTGATTTAACCGCATTACTAAAAGCACAAGATGATGCTACACAGGCTGAGTTTGATGCTGAGGCTGACGCAAAAAAGAAACAAAGACAAGAAACACAACTAGCGTTAGATGTTGAATTTGCTAAACAAAAAAAGGCGGCTATTGATGAAGCGGGGGGTGAGTTACCAGAAAATGCGACACCTGAACAACAAATAGAAAAATTAGAAGCACAAAAAGAAGTTGCTTTATCGTTTGTTGAGGCTGAATCAAAAGAGGCTTTTGAAATACAGAATTTTTACGATAAATTAATTACCGACGAAAAAACAAAAAGACAAGAAGCGTTTTTCGCACAGGCAAGAAAATTATTAGGTCAGGCTAATACTCTAAATAATGCGATTAACACTTTACAAAATCAAAAAGCAAAAGGTAATGCTGAGTTAGAGAAAAAATATGCTAAACAACAATTTAATAGAAGTAAGGCGTTGGGTTTAGTTGAGGCTGGTATTAACACCGCAGAAGGTATTACCAAAGCAATCCCCAATCCAGTCGCAATAGCATACGCAGCGGTTGTAGGTGGATTACAAATAGCGGCAATTGCGGGTCAAAAGTTTGACGACCAAGGAGGGACAACACCCACATCTGACGCACCCGCACCACCAGCAGATTTATTAGGTGGGGGTTCTACCGCACCACAAGGGGCAACATCTAATCAACAAATTGGGGCTATTAATCAAGCAGGATTTAAAGTATTTGTAACCGAAACAGATATTACAAGTGTAATAAATAAAGTTGATGTAATAGAATCGCAAAGTAAATTCGGTTAATAGATAATCAATATATTTATATATAAAAACAAAATGAAAAAAAATGTTATAACAATACCCGAGAGTTGGGACGATATTAATTTAGGTCAGTATTTGGAGTTTTTACAAACTGACTTTAAAGAATTGGGTGAAATACAAAAGATGACTAGGGTAATATCAATATTAACCGATATTGATGAAGAAACTATCCAAAATTATAATTTAGATGAAATAAATTATATTATTAATCAATTAAGTTGGTGTTATTTAAAAAGTGATGGTCTATTAAATAATATAGTAACTATTGATGATGTTAAATATGGTGTAATAAAAAACCTAAGTAGTATTAAAGTTGGGGAGTGGATTGATATTGAGGGTAATATGGATAACTTTAAAGGTAACCTACATAAGATATTATCAGTAATATATAGACCCGTTACTAAATATAGGTCAGATGATGATTACGAGATAGAGGATTACGACGCAAATACGGCAAAAATAAGGTCAGAATTATTTTTATTAAAGTTCAAAACCTCAGATGCGATGTCAGCGTCACTTTTTTTTTGGAGTTTCGTAGAAAATTACTTGGAGAGTATGGTGGAATATTTGGAACAGGAGAGGATAGCAATAGCGATGGAGATGATTTCGCTGGATTAAGTAAAAAAGAGATTATTGAATTAAAGAAGATTGATGAACAAGATAAAAGATTTAGGTGGTATTCGTATATATATTTATTAGCGGATGGGGATATCACAAAATTTAAAGATATAATGGACTTATCATTTATTTTGACCCTCAATCATATATCCTACAAAAAAATAATTAAACAAAAAAATGAAGGTAAGTGAAAAAGGTATTAACCTTATAAAAAAACACGAGGGATGTAAATTAACTAGTTATCTCTGCCCCTCTAAAATTCCAACGATTGGATTTGGTAATACATATTACTTAAATGGAACAAAAGTAGAGTTGGGTCAAACAATAACACAAGACCAAGCCGATAAGTTATTATTATCAATATTAAGTAAATTTGAAAAAGATGTTTGGTCAGTTATTAAACAATCCGTAAATCAAAGAATGTTTGACGCATTAGTATCATTTACATATAATGTAGGGTTTGGTAATTTAAAGTCCTCTACGCTCTTAAAAAAGGTAAATAAGAATATTAACGACCCCACTATTAAAGATGAATTTCTTAAATGGAACAAAAGTAGGGGTAGAGCCTTAAAAGGATTAACCAACCGAAGAATGGATGAGTGGTTACTTTATAGTTCAAAATAAATTTATCCAACTAAAAACATATTTAAAAATAAAAAAGATGGCAGAGTTACCCCTATATAAAATAGTAGTTAATGATGATGATGAAACCGGTGTGGATTTTATATCGTTAGTTGATGAACCAGCAATAGAGCAGAACTTTATCTTATTAAAGAAGGAGTTTAAATTTGCGATTGATACTGAAAAAAAGATATTACTAGGTCCGTTATTAATCCCCGATAAAAAGATATTTAGAGTATCCGAAGAATTGGGTGAATATAATATCTTATTTGAAAAAGACACTATTGAAAAAATAGTTCGTAAGTATAATAAGAATAATAATAATGGTAAGATTAATCTCCAACATAATAGTGGGGATGTAGTAGAAGGATTTTTAACTGAGAATTGGATAGTTGAAGATAAAGAATTTGATAAGTCAGTTAAATACGGATTTAAACCCGAAGTTGGAACTTGGTTTGGTAGTGTATATATAGAAGACCAAAATTTTTGGGATAATATAGTTAAGACCGGTGAAGTAAAAGGTTTCTCAGTTGAGATATTGGCGGGTATGGAACAAATACTAATGTCAGTTGAATCTCAGTGTGATAGGAACTCGTGTAACAACGATAATGACCCTAACCACAATTGGGATTACGTAGAGGAAATAATGATAAGAGGCGAGTTATTACGACACGAATACGAGAAACAATTAAAGGAAGGTAAGTTAGAGTTTAGAAAAGTTAAGTTTGAGCGTTGGGTATGTAGAGCAGATGAATTAACCTGTCCTATTTGTGTTACTTTAAATAATCTTGGATGGCAATTACAGGGAACATTTTTTAGATATAGTTGGAACGGTCAATCCAAACAAGTATTAATGCCCCGTTATAGAGAAGCACACTCTGAAATAGGGGAAGGTAGATGGAACGCAGATGATTCAAGTTGTAGATGTCAAAAAGATAGTTTCACAACTGATAGTAATAACCCTAATTTACCTACATTCCCAATATTTAGATTACCGAGATGAATAAGATAGAAAAATATAAGTTATTAAAAAACTACTTCGCTGAGGTAGGCCCGAGAGGTGGTATTAACCCCTCAAAAAAAGCACCTAATAGTGATACTCCAAATAAAAATCCAAAGGGTGAAGGTTCGGCAAAAGGTGATGCTGGTAATACAAGAGGAGCAAAGGTTACGGCAGAACAAGAAAAAACATTACAAAAAAAGGCAGACGACTTTAATGAAAGATATAAAGATAAGTTGGGGTATGGTGCTAATATTGGTGCGTTAAAGGCAGTATTTCAAAGGGGTTTAGGAGCGTTTAATACTAGTAGTAGTCCTTTTGTTCGTTCAGCCGAACAGTGGGCTTACGCAAGGGTTAATGCCTTTTTATATATAATCAAAAACGGAAGACCACAAAATAAAAAATATACTGGTGATAATGATTTATTACCAAAAGGACATCCTAAAAACCCCTAATTAAAATGAACGCTATCCAAAAGTTAAAATTTATTAAAAGGTTATTTTTAGAAACCTATAATGATTATCCACAAGAAGCGGTAGATATTGCTAAATCGGCTATTGAACGTAATTTAAGAAACGATAATAAGTGTGGAACATTAGTAGGTAAAAATAGAGCACAACAAATAGCCAATAAAGAGAATTTATCAATAGAGACAATCAAAAGAATTTACTCTTATATATCAAGGGCTGAACCTGACTTTAATGAACAAGACGACCCCAATAGTTGTGCTAGTATTAGTTTCGGATTATGGGGTGGTAAGCCGATGGGAAGATGGGCTGAGAATAAATTAAAACAATTAAATTTATAATTAAGATGAAAGTAATTTTAAAATGGGTTTTATTAATTTATACAACATTAATGTTTGCTATAATCATCTAACACGAAAAAAAATAAACAAAAATAAAAAATAAATACTTATGTATAAACCAACTAAAAAAAAACCTAAAAAAAAATGACGACTATTCAAAGAATAAAACAGATGTTAGAATTAGATAAAATATCTATTTCTTTTAAAGAAGCGGTATTAGATAACGGAACAAGAGTTATCACAGAAGGTGAATTTGTAATCGGAGCACCCGTATTTGTTATTGGTGAAAACGAAGAACAAACACCCGCACCTAATGGGGAACATACAGTTCCTGAATTAAACGTAGTAATCACTACTGAAAATGGTATTATCACAGAAGTATCTGAAATTACCGCTGAGGTAGAAGAAGAATCAACTGATGAAACATTATCAATTACACCCGAAGAACAAACGGCTATTATATCAGAAGTGATGTTAATATTAGACCCAAGATTTGCGGAGATGAATTCTATTCACGCACAGATAATGTTAAGAATAGATGAATTAGAGGCTAAAATGAATGGTGAGGTTGAAATGGCGAAAGACATTAAAACACTTAAAGAGCAAGTAGAGGCTTTCTCTAAATTACCTGGTGGTATATCAAAAACAGTAATTGACGAACCAACTAAGAAAAATAGAGAATCGTTGGAGAATAAATTAGAGAGATTTAAAAGAATTACAAAAAAATAAATATTTTTTGACCACAATAAAAATAAAAAATATTTATTATTAAAATAAACTAAAAACTAAAATAAAAAAAAATGGCATTTGTAGATAATACAACATTCACAGGTAGAGACGCAGAAGGATTCTACTCAGCGGCTTTACTATCAGGGCCTTCAAAAGGGTTATTGACCCTTATTCCTAACGTAAAGTCAAAAATTAAATTAGCAGGTTTTGATTTGGGTAACATCCTACAAGACGCTGATTGTAGTTTCTCATCTAGTGGTGAGGGAACATTGGAACAAAAATCTTTTACGGTTTGTCCAATTAAAATTAATCTTGAATATTGCGCAAGAACGTTTGAAACAAACTATTTGTCTCAACAACTTAGAGCAGGGTCAATGAACGGTGAGGTAATGCCTCAATCAATGGAACAATACCTATTGGAACTAACCGCAAGAAAAGTATCTGCTGACTTGGAAACAATCGTATGGCAAGGTAACACAACTGGGGCTACTTATCCAATCAACGTATGTGATGGTTTATTGTTTAAATTCTCAGGTGACACAGATGTTGTTAAACCAACAGGTTTCGCATTAACACTAGCAAACATTATCTCAGGTATTACAACTGTATATAACGCAATCCCAACAGTAGTATTTCCAAAAGAAGACCTTAAAATCTTTATGGGTGTTGCGGCTTGTAAATTATATAAACAAGCAGTAGCAGCAGCGTCAGCAGAAGCGTATTACGTAGGAGCAAAAACTTTAGATTTCTTAGGAATAGAAATTGTTGAAGCACCAGGGATGCCGGCTAACGTTATCGTAGCAGGAGCATTATCTAATATGTTCCTATTGACTGACTTAGAATCTGATTTTTCAGATGTATTAGTTATCTCAATGATGGGAACATTAGGACAACCAACACTTAGATTAGTAGGTGACTTTAAATTCGGTGTAGATTATTTCTACGGAGACGAAATCGTATATTTCAGACCATAACCGAATAACAACAAAAGGGGGTAGCAGTAGTTACCCCCATTATTAAAAATAAATCAAAAAATAAATATAATATAAAATGGCTTGTATATCAGAATTATTAACTGGTGGTATATCGTTAGGTTGTGAAAATAATAGCGGGGGTATTAGAAAAATCTATATTACCGACTACGTTAATATTACAGGAACTACACAAGATGCTGATGAAGTTATCACCGCAATTGATTTAGCAGGTGTTACTGTATATTACGACTTTGAATTTAATCGTAATACATCATCATACCAAGAAACATCTACTATCAGTTTAGAGAACGGAACAACTTTTTACACTCAGTTAATTACATTAGTTATCCCTCGTAGAGAATTTGCTAAAAGAAATAAAATTAAACTATTGGCTGCGGGACAAAAAACGTTATCAGTTATTGTTGAAGATTCAAACGGACTATATTGGTATTTTGGTGAAGAACAAGGTTGTATAATGACGGCACTTGATGGTGGTTCGGGTGTAGCAAAAACAGATTTAAATGGTTACACGATAACATTTACTGCGGAAGAACCTGACCAAGCGAAAGAAGTTGATTCAACTATCATCGCAGGATTGTTAGTATAAAGTATTCCCCAACTAGGTTTGGGGGTTTTAGGACCGTTGTAGTGACGGAAGATTACAAAAGCACCTTATCGCTAGGGTGCTTTTTTTTTATATATAAGTCCATATATTTATTAGTATGGAAGATATAAATTTAATGTTAGGTGATAATATAGAGTCACTTAAAAAAATGCCTGATAATTCAGTTGATAGTGTAGTAACTGACCCTCCTTATGGTTTATCGTTTATGAATAAAAAGTGGGATTATCAAGTTCCATCGGTAGAATTTTGGAAAGAAGTATATAGGGTATTAAAACCTGGTGGTCACATATTAAGTTTCGGTGGGACAAGAACCTATCACCGAATGGTAGTTAATATTGAGGATGCGGGGTTTGAGATTAGAGACCAAATTCAGTGGATATACGGTAGTGGTTTCCCAAAGTCACACAATATAGGTAAGTCGGTTGATAAGTTATTAGGTAATGAGAGAGAAGTTATTGATAAAGTATTTCCAGATGGTAGTAAGCCAAGAGAAACACAACAATTAAAAATTTATAATGATAATGATAAATATATTGGTGCTCCAAAATATACAAAAGGTAATAGTGACTACGAAGGTTGGGGAACTGCTCTTAAACCCGCAAATGAACCTATTTGTTTAGCAAGAAAACCTTTAAGTGAAAAAACAGTTGCGGAGAATGTAATTAAATATTCAACGGGTGGTATTAATATAGATGGGTGTAGGATTGGATTTAGTGATGATGAAGATAAAAAAAATTTTATAAATGATAGTGATGGTATTAACAGACAAAAAAATAGTAAAGTTAGAGAA